AGAATATGCACAAGCTGGAGCTTGGGCAATGGGAAGAGCAATGGATGATGCAATCATTGATGCTGCTAGCGGAAACGCTTTTGGTGGTGTTAGTGGTGGTACAACAGTAGCTTTACCATCTGCACAAAAAATTGTGCATGCTTCTGCAGGTATGACACTTGAAAAACTTATAGAAGCAAAAGAAATCTTAGATGCTGCTGATGTAGACCCAGAAGAGCCTAGATATATAGTTGTTACTTCACAACAATTATCTGATTTATTGGCTTTAGAAAAAATTACTTCTGGTGACTATGCAAGTATCAAAGCTCTAGTACAAGGTGAGATTGACACTTATATGGGATTCAATTTCATTAGAACAGAAAGATTAGATGCAAATGCTTCTAGCAATAGATTATGTTTAGCTTTCTGTCAATCAGCAATAGGGCTTGCTCTAGGCCAAGATATTAATACAAAAATATCTGAAAGAGCAGACAAAAATTATGCAACACAGGTATTCTTGTCAATGACTATCGGTGCAACTCGTATCGAAGACGAAAAAGTTGTTGAGATTGAATGTACTGAGAGTTAATAGGAGGAAAGAAAAATGGCAACAGCTAAATCAGTAGAAATTACAGCTTTAGACGCATCGCCTAGAGAACTCCTAGAAACAGGAAGTTTAGAGGGCAGGATGCGTGTAGCAAGTGGAACGATAGCAGCTGGAACAGGCGACATTGATAATGATGATGTATTAATGATGGTACAAATTCCATCTAATGCAAAAGTATTATCAATCAAACTATTCAATGACGATTTAGATTCTAATGGTTCACCAACATTGGCAGCCAACGTAGGTCTATATTATGAGAATGGTACTGTTCTTGATGAAGATTGTTATGCAACAGCTATAACAACTTTACAAGCTGCAGAAACAGGTGGCGCTGAAGTTGCTTTCGAAGCTAGAAATGTTAATGCAGTTTCTAACTTTGCATGGGAAGATGGTGGTTTATCATCTGACCCAGGTGGGGTTTTAAGAATAGCTTTAACTATTTCTAACGTAGCAGCAACAGCAGCAGCTGGTGATGTATCAGTTATCGTTACATATGTTGTAGACTAAAAACAACAATAAGGGGGTAGTTTCGGCTACCCTCTGAGGATATTATGGCAACAGAAGTTTCAATATGTGCAAATGCTTTAAGAAGATTAGGAGATGACCCTATAACTTCGCTTACAGATGATACAGAAAGAGCTAGATTATGTAATGCATTTTATGCACCAGCAAGAGATTTAGTTTTAAGAGCGCATCCTTGGAACTTTGCAATAACAAGAGCAACATTAGCTCAACTTTCAGATACACCAGCATTTGAATATTCTTATCAATATGCATTACCAACAAGTCCATTATGTTTAAGAGTATTACAAATGGAGTATCAAGATTACATTTATAAAATAGAACACTTAGAAGGACAAGGAAGAGTATTATTAACAGATGAAAGTCCAGCTAGAATTTTGTATATTGCACAAATAACAGACCCAACACTATTTGATGCTTTATTTGTAGATACATTAACAGCTCGTTTAGCTGCAGATTTAGCCTATCCAGTAACAAATAGTGCAAAATTACAGGAGCAAATGGAAGTATTGTATATAAGAAAGCTTAAAGAAGCTAGGGCTATTGATGGGCAAGAAAGTTTTATGGACGACCTGGTTTCAGATACATTTACTGACTTCAGGAAATAATGGCTAGAGTACATCCAATACAAACAAATTTTACTGCAGGGGAACTAAGTCCTAAGTTAGCAGGTCAAGTAGATTTTAAAAAATATTCTAATGGTGTAGAAACACTAGAAAACATGACTGTTTTTCCGCAAGGTGGAGCTACAAGAAGATATGGCTCTAGATTTATTTGTGAAGTAAAAGATTCGTCTGCGACTACAAGACTTATACCTTTTGAATTTAATGACGAACAAGCATACATATTAGAATTTGGAAATAATTATATAAGATTTTTTAAAGACCAAGGACAAATAACAGAGGCAGATAAAACTATTACAGGAATAACAAAAGCAAATCCAGCAGTTGTAACAACATCAACATCACATGGATATTCTAATGGAGACGATATTTGGATAAACAGCGTAGGTGGTATGACAGAAGTTAATGGTAGAAGGTTTACTATTGGTAATGTAACATCAACAACTTTTGAACTTACAGGTGTAGATTCTACTAACTATACTACATATACATCAGGTGGTACTGCAGCAAAGGTTTACGAAATTGCAACACCATATACATCAGCACAAGTATTTGATTTACAGTTTGCACAATCAGCAGATGTTATGTATATAGTACATCCTTCACATGAGCCAGAAAAGTTATCAAGAACAGGACATACATCTTGGACACTTGCAGATGTAGTTTTTGAAAAAGGACCATACTTAGATACCAATACTACAACAACAACATTGAACCCAGCATCACATACAGTTGGCACAGGAGTTGCAGTCGTTGCATCAGCTACAACTGGTATTAATGATGGAGATGGTTTTCAATCAACTGATGTTGGTAGATTACTTAGATTTGTAGATGGTCATGGTGTAATAACAGCTGTTACAGATACATTAAATATTACTATAGAAATACTTGTAGATATGGGTTCAGCAACAGCATCAGCAGATTGGCAACTAGGAACTTTTTCAGATACAACAGGATTTCCAAAAGCTGTTACTTTTTTTGAACAACGATTAATTTATGGTGGAACAACATCATTTCCACAAACTATATTTGCATCTGAATCTGGTTTTTTTGACAATTTTGATGTAGGTGATAGTTCTGATGCAAAAGCATTTGTTTATACAATTGCAGCGAACAAAGTCAATGTAATAAGGTTTTTAGCACCAGCACGTGATTTAATTATAGGAACTGCTGGTGGTGAATTTATTGTAGGTAGACCAACAGGTGAACCTTTAAAACCTGGAAATGTAAATATCACACAACAAACAACATATGGAACACATACAACACAACCTGTGCAAATCGGAAACACTGTGTTGTTTGTGCAAAGACAAAAACGTAAGCTTAGAGAATTAGGATATAATTTTGGTGACGATGCATATGTAGCACCAGATTTAACACTGCTTTCAGAACATATAACAGAAGGTGGCATCGTAGATGTAGACTATGCACAAGAACCTGATTCTATTTATTGGGCAGTTAGAAACGATGGTGTTTTACTTGGTATGACATATTTAAGAACACAAGACATTGTTGCATGGCACAAACACACTTTAGGTGGTACAAGTGCAGCAGTTAAATCAGTTTCTACTATTGCAGAAGCAGACGAGCAAGAAACATATTTAATAGTAAGTCGTACAATAAACAGTGCTACAAAACAATATGTAGAATATTTAGACAGTACACTAAATCAAGATTCTGCTTTGTCAGGAACAGTTACAGGTTCGTCTACAAGTGTAACAGGACTAGACCATCTAGAAGGTGAAACAGTGCAAATACTTATAGATGATGCAGTTTATCCTACACAGACTGTAACCAATGGAGCAATCACTGTAAGTTTGCCTAGCAGCTTTGGTTCTAAAACTATAGAGATAGGTTTAGGATTTACTTCTACAATAAAAACAATGAAACCAGAGGCTGGTTCACAAGCAGGTACTGCACAAGGCCGAAAAAAAAGGTATAATGAAGTTAGCGTGCGATTATTAAATAGTGTTGGTGTAACAATTAATGGCGACCAATTACCTTTTAGAACATCAGCAGATGAAATGGGTGAGCCAATACCAGCATTTACAGGAGATAAAAGAGTTACTAATCTTGGATGGGATAGAGAAGGACAAATAACAATACAACAAACTCAACCCTTGCCTTTAACTGTATTAAGTATAACAGGCACATTAGTAACTAGTGATTAGTATGGAGGTGTTATCATAGACCCAGCAACAGCGATGCTCATAGCCACAGGTGTATCTGCAGGCTTTTCATTACTAGGAATGTATCAAAGCTATAATACAGCAAAGACAAATGCTAGATTTATAGAAAAACAAAACCAATACAATGCAGAACTAGAAAAACAAGCACAGATAGCAAGTGCATTAGCATTATCACAAAGAAGACAAGCAAGTCTAGGAGTTAGAGGTGTAACAGGAACTGGCTCAGAACTCTACATTGAAAATGAAAACTCTAAAATTTTACGTGAAAACATAGCAGCAATAACTAAAAGAGCAGTGTTTGCAAATGCAGGAGTAGGCCTTCAAAAATTTACAGCACAACAAAATGCGATTTATGGTGGAGCAATGAATGTAACAAATTCAATTATGTCTTACCAGCAATTTAGACAACAAAAAGATTTAGCAGAAAAAGGATTATTAGATTAAATGAAAGTACCTAAATTACAGAAACAATACTTACCAATACAAAGTGGTATAGGTATACAATCAGGTGACCCTGGAGCATTTACTGCAGGCATAGGACAACTTGGTCAAAAAATAGCTGATGTCTTAGGACAACAATATAATATAAAACTTAGCAAGCAAAATAGAGTTAGAATAGATGGTGAAAAATTACAAGCAAAAACAGAATTTTATAATTTAAATGACCAATATAAAGAGGATTTAAAAGCTAAAACTTTAGGAACTTTAAATCCAAATGAATATCAAGGAATATATGAAAAAAGAGTAAATAAGTTTTTAAAAGATTCTACAAAAAAATATCACTCACAAACAATGGCAGAAGTGCAAGGTGAATTAATGTGGGAATCACGTTTAGTATATGATGAAATAAGAGATATTACATCATCATTGCAACAAACAAAAAATAAAGATTTATTTATAAATGAAACTGTACCTAGTTATAGAAAAAGATATAATGAAAAATCAACAGCAGGTGGTATTAATGCTGACTTTCAAAGTTTTATTATTGATTTAAATGCTATGAAAAACAGTTTGTCAGCAGAAGAATTTGATAAATTGCTAGAAAATAATAGATATGAAGCTAATAAAGCATTATTAAGTTTAAACATAAAAACAAAAATGCGAGAAGAATTAAAGCTAGAAAATGTTTCTGAATCTCTTATCAACGATAGAATGGATGAAGGAATAAGTTTGTTAAAAATGATAGAAGAATTAGAAACTAATGGTATAACAACATTAGATACAAAAGAAAAATTATCACCAGACAATCCTGTTGTTAAAAATATGATAGACGATATCACAGAAGAATTAGATGCTTACAATAAAGCTACTGAAAAACAAGGAAAATTTAAAGTAAATCAGGCAAAAAAAATTATTCCTGATTTGATAGACCAATACGACAAAGCAGAATCATATGACGATATGAAAAGAATTAGTCAAGAAATTGATGATGCAATGAATGACTTGCCTTTAGAAGAGAGAGCTAAATATGATAAGCTTGTTAAAAATGAAGTTGCAGAAACTGAAAGGTCAATAAAACTTTATAGATTATTGTTAGATTCTGCAAATCAAGGTTTATACGATGATTATTTTCACGATAAAGTTTTAGATTATGTAGATATGGATATGCTTACAAAAGCACATGCAACAGAAATAATTTCTGCTGGTAAAAGCAAAAAAGAACTTTTAGATAAAACGATAAACGATGTTGTTCTTAAAAACAATTTAAAAATTTTATTAACTGAATTAAATGGTTCACAAGAAATGATTGATGTAATAACTACTTCAAAAATGCAAGGCCAATCTAGACTAATTGCATTAGAAAGCATGAAAGAATCTATGAGTTCTAAATATAATCAAAAAGCAGGAGATGCTATACAAATTTATTTAGAAACAATAGAAGCAGGAATGAAACAAGGATTTACTATGGATGAAATTCTTTCTAACAAATTAAACGTAGGTGGTGAAAGCACAGGAAATTTAGTAAAAGATATTGTAAATTTTGTTAAAAGTGATGCATATACTAAAGGAGTTGACAATGCTAAAAGCAGAGCTAACATTGTCCAAGATATTAAAAACGAACTAACACAAAATCAAAACTTAGTAGTAGTAAATGGAAATCCTGCATATCTTTCAGATGCGCAAGCTCTTGGATATTATTTTTCTAAAAAACTTGATATTGCAAATACTGAGTTTGATAACCAATGGAGAGAAAGAAGGACAATAGGAACTAGTCAGCAAACACAACCTGATGGAACAATTGTAGAATATCCTGTATATGAATCTATTGTTGAATATAGTAAAAGACAAGACTTATACAAATTGGCTAAAAATGCAAGATTAAATTTAACTCCTAAAGAATTTACAAAATTAGGTCAAGCTTTAGGTTTTGATGATGCAAATGTTAAAGCTGTTGCAACAGAAATTTATAAAGTACCTGGTCAAAAACCAATACAAAAACAAGAAGAAGATAAAAGTGATAGAGTTACAGACGTAAAAAAAGAAGCTATAAATATACACAAAAATAAAATGAGTGAACAGGATAAAGAAAAATATGGCGTTGAATAACACTATACCTACA